TAAACGTCATCTACAGGAAGGGAATGTCATGTCTGGACCACTCACAACGCGTTCTCGTGAGATCACGCGAGAGTCCAGTTCCGACAGGGTATGGGGTTCCACCAGTGCCATTGGCGAGCACCGTAAGGTGCAAACCTGGCAACAACGGACGCAGTCTGGGTCTTCGATCTTCCCGTGGCTTAAACGCCATTGGAATGATGATCGGTACCCTGACTTCATCCGGGACTTCTGGCATCGCCAGAACTGGGGGAACAACTTCCTCACAGAGAAGGGTTCGATCCGGTCCACCTTAAACCAGTGGTCCGGATCGGGTTCGTATGCGGGCGCGTGGAACGTTAATTACAACGGTCCAGTCCTCCTGGCTGGCTTTAATACCCCAATGGGGTTAGCCACCAGTACGGAGTTAAACGCGCTCACAGAGCTCATGTGGGCAATGGGTGGCACGGCTATAAACCGTGTCAGGCCCGGGAAACCGAGCCTCGACCTTGCTACCGCCATCGGCGAGCTTCGCTTTGGCGGCCTGCCCCGTATGATCGGGACGGGCTTTGCTAGAGCAGAGTCTCTACGCGAGATTTTTCGCGAGAGCGGGAATGAGTACCTTAATGTGCAATTTGGCTGGGCCCCGTTAATTCGGGACCTCCAGTCGGCTTGCCAGGTGGTGCTTAATACTCGTTCGCTGCTTGAGCGGTATCACAAGGATATCGACCGATTGATCCGTCGGAAATACACCTTCGACTCCACTACTAACGTTGACACGACTTTGACTAAGAGCGCAAGCTCCTATAAGTTCGAGCCGTGGGGCGCCTTTACCGGCAGCCTTCTCAACAATAGTGTGGGTCTTAGCACGGCGAAGCCGATCGAGATTACCAAGACGGTGGTTAACAGCCACCTATCAGCTGGGTTTCGCTTCTTCTACCCCGAAATTGAAGGGGCATTGGAAGATCTCGCTCGGTTCGAGGCTGAGGCTAACGCGCTTTTGGGCACGCGCCTTGACCCCGAGGTTTTGTGGAACCTTCAACCGTGGACATGGCTTGTCGACTACTTTGTTTCCTTCGGGGACGCGCTGGGCAACTTGTCCGCAATTGTAGCCGATGGCTTAGTGATACAGTTCGCCTATCTAATGATGGAGACTAAGATAACCAAAGAAGTCACCCTCCCTGAGGGTGTCTGCGGGCGGATTTCGTCCGCCGGCTGGAAATCTATGTCTCCTCCCGTGACCGTCACCCAGACGTATCACAGGAAGGCGAGAGTTGCTGCATCACCCTTTGGGTTTGGCCTATCACCCGATGATCTTTCAGATCACCAATGGGCTATCCTCGCTGCACTCGGCATTAGTCGAGTGTAGATTGTCGTACTCTTAGTAGGTAACGACGGTTCAAAAGACCGCCGCTAACCCGCGACTGAGCTCGGTACGGCAACGCGCACCTTAATATAACAATAAATATGGAGGAATAACCATGCTGGCAGATCCGCAGACCGTAACCATTGGTGGCAGCACTTACACGCTGCCCCGCACTGGTACGGGTGAGAACACCGCGACGTACACGAAGGACGACGGAACCGTCTCCCTTCGCGTCAGTCACCGCAAGTCGAACGGCGGCCGGGAGAAGAGGGTTCAGACCCTCATCCGGCTCGACACGATCGATATCGCAGCTGACCCGCTTCAGGCGGGTATCAACCGCGAGGCGACTGTCAAGGTGTGGCTGGTCATTGACCGACCCACCGTGGGCGTCTCACTCACTAGCGCCGTGGACAAGGCGAAGGGGCTCCTTGGAGCCCTGTCCGCTACGTCCTACGCGCTGCTGACCAAGATCACTGGCGGCGAGAGCTAACTAACGCTCTCGCCGGCGATCTAGCCGACAACGCATGGTTTGGAATGAGCACCCTAGAAAGGGACCATGAAAAGCCATATAAAATTCCTGCAGAAGCTCCTCATTGACATCGAGGAGCGGTGTTGCACTAGTACCCGGCGCGATCTTAAAACAATCGCGCTGCGGACGAACACTGAGGGTGAAAGTTTTCTCACAATCACCCTACCTTCCTTTGCGGATGGCCTTCATCAGGCCCTCTCCGCTGAGGTGGCAGATCCCTCCTACTGGCCGCAATTTAAGACCAGAGGTAAGCTCCCCGTACTATTGGGTGGGCTATTGGAACAGGTGTTCGACCGTGGTACTGGACGGTTACGTGAGGATTATAGCGTCGCGGCGATTCAATCCGTGCGCCAGATAACAATGGCGTTTGGTAAAATCAAAAAGGAGTGTTCTAATGAACGAATCCAGGCCGCGTACACGCAGTACGTCCTCACGGAGTACGATGTCCGCGTTGGTGATCAGTCTCGCAGCTCTTTGGATCTGCTGGACTTCGGTCGTATGGCTCGCCTCCTCTGGGGGCGTGTCTGTACCGATCTCGATTATTCCGTAAGGAACTATCGTACGGAGATCACCTTCAAGCATGGTAGTGGTGCCACCGCTGACGGCCTAATGGGCAATCAGAAGTGGGCACTGTCCGAATGGACAGACGAACTGGAACAGGTGTTCCCTTTCGCAAGGGTTCATCACTACAGTTTCGGGCAGTTTAAAGCCCGGCTTCCCATGCTGGATTATCGTAGCCCCGGCAACGAGCGACCTTCGAAAGTCACTCATGTGCCTAAAACGCTCAAGACCCCTAGAATTATTGCTGAAGAGCCGACCTGCATGATGTTTGTGCAGCAAGGTCTCCACGCGAAATTCATGGAGTATTACGCAAAAGATTTCTTTGCGCGTAACTTTATCTGTTACGAAAGCCAAGTCCCTAACCAGGAAATGGCCCGTATCGGCTCCCGTTTGGGAACCCTCGCCACCCTCGATTTGAAGGAAGCGTCAGATAGGGTCTCGAATCAGCTTGTTCTCGAACTGTTTCGCCCGTTCGGCCACCTTGCGGAGGCCGTCCAAGCTTGCAGGACGAAGAAGGCTAATGTACTTGGTAGCATTATTCCGCTTGCCAAGTTCGCGTCTATGGGGTCGGCGCTCACGTTTCCGGTCGAGGCCATGGTGTTTTGCACCCTGGTCTTTCTCGGTATACAGAAAGCGTTTAACCGCCCGTTGACCCGCAGAGATATTTCACTCTTTGTGGGCCAGGTACGCGTCTATGGGGATGATATTGTAGTCCCCACAGAATTTGTGCCATACGTGATGGACACATTGCAGCACTTCGGTGCTGTTGTGAATTCACGCAAGTCCTTCTGGACCGGTAGGTTCAGAGAGTCATGCGGAGAGGACTTCTATGCGGGGGCGTCCGTCAAGGTCGCCCGAGTCCGACAAGAGTTTCCTCTCTCACGTACAGATGGTGAAGAATTGCTTGCTACCGTTAGCCTGCGCAACCAGCTCTTCGAGCTGGGATACGAGCGAACGGTGCAACACTTGGATAGCTTGCTACAGCGAATCCTTGTGCACTACCCGGTTGTTAGCCGGAATAGTGGCCTTCTTGGTCGATGGACCTGGGGTGACGATCTTACTGTCACTACACGGGACCATGATACGCAGCGGCCTATGGTTAAGGCCTATGCGGGTTATGACCGAATCCCCGGAAATGCAATTGATGGGGAGTTGGCATTGACCAAGGTGTTTTTGACGGAACGACCAAAGGTGAAGTCGTACCTTGACGTCGCTTCGAGTGATCCAAAACATCTGACCCACTCTGGACGGCCCCGAGCCGTTGACATCAAACTCGGGATGTACCCCGTTGGCGTAGCAGCCGACGGAGTGCGGGACCCGGCCGGAAAACCCGGCCAGGGCTGGTAGCGAAAGCTACCGGCGGG